CGTCAATTGCACTAACGTTAGTCGGGAAACATCCTCTGAAATTGTAAGTTTTGATTGAAGTACCGTCACGATCTAACTGCTCAACAATCAAATCTGCTTGATAATCAGCAGGATTGACCAGACCAGTATTTGCTTGATGACCGTTGATACCGTTCATCCATCGTTCCATTGCATTACGAGTACCGAAATCGGTATCGTTGATGATGGTTACTGTCCAAGGTTCAAATGTACGATCTCCTGCTACCTTCAACTGTCTGCCACGGAATGGTACATCAAAGAATGCCATTATGGAAGCAGGAAGTTGCGCTGCTTTACATAGGAAGGATGTAAGTTCTACATCACCACCTGCATAAGCAGGAAAGTTAACTGTTGCCTTGAACAGATTGGGACGTGCACCGCCCCCTCTGAGTTTTGATTTAAAATCATCTACGCCTAAAATTGCCATTTCTCAATACTCCTTATACTGTGCCAACGACTTCTTCAAACTCAACACCAGTTCTAACTGCAACAAAATTCAATGTTACGTAGTTAATAGAACGAGCGGGTTTGATGAAGATGCTTGCAATGAATTCATTACGGTCAACGACTGCTGGCGTGTTGTTTGTTGCGTCACACTGAACTTTGAAATCAGTAATACCACGTCTGCCTTGAATCTCTCGTAGGAAAGGTTCAACAATGTTTACGAACTCTGCACGAGTAAACTCGTCATTGAATTCAAACATTACGTTGCGACCCGCGATGCCGATTGCACGTTCAATTGCCAAGAACAACCTACGAACATTAATGCGGTCAAACGCACTAGGACGAGACAGGTTAGTCTTGTCACCAAAGAGTACTACACCATCGCCAGGAATATTGGCAACTGGATTAATACCAACTTTGTATAACGCATCTCTTTCTGCCTTAGTTGGAGAAAGAACGATGTCGGTAATACCGAGGTAACGACCACGTCTTGCACCCGCAGGTGAGAACCAAGGTGCCGCAACCAAATCGGTTGCCGCCATGAGACCCGCAGTGGATGAACAGGCAGGTATATTAATATACTTGTCGTTATACTTATCAAACACTTTCAAGAAGTTGTTGTCCTGTACCAAGTAAGATGACTTGGTGTATGTGTTACCACAAGTGATGACTGCCGCATTAGTACCAGTAGTAATTGCCGCTGCTATAGAAGGTGATGCGACTGCAACACAATCTTTGCGTACTTCAGCAATAGCAACTAGGTCATTTACTACAGTAGTTGCCGCAGTATTATCTGGCAAAGCAGGCGGTATTAAGAAGTCAACTTCTATGTTGTCCGTATCATTGAACTTGTCAAATCCGCCTGTGATTTCTGCCGCACCAACATCAATAGTGGTTACACCACCTGCAAAAGTCCAAGTACTTTGCGAAGTTGTATTTCCTGTGGCATAGTTAACAGCAGTACCTTTTGTTGCGGGAGTGCCCCAATTAGTAGCGGCATGGAAGTCAGATACACCGGCAGAATCACCTAAGTGGAATCCACCTGCATAAATCCAAGAAGATTTATTCTTCAATACATCTTTGTAGAAGTTTGAAGTACCGTCACTTCCCTTTGCGTTAGACGCAACAGAGAGGTATGGGAATGTTTCTAGTACAGTTCCTGCCACACCAGTAATTCCACCAGTACGATCAACAACCGCAACATGGATTTCATCGGCAACACCATCTAATTCAGCGATAGATGAGGATGTTCCAGTCGGTCCATCAAATGAACCTTTGTAGTCCCAAGCATCAAACATTGTTGTCGCGCTTGCCGCATCAGTTGGTGTGCCTACTATAGAAACTTCTAGTGCATTACCTAGTACGCCAGGGTACTTAGCAAGGAATGCTCCGTCAGAACTATCTAGTGCAAGGTCTTCAAACGCATCAAGTGTGTTGATTGTTTGTGGAGTCAATGATCCCAATGAGGTATGATTCGCAACAGAATTTTTTGCGTCTGTAGACTGAACCCGAACAACATGCATTGAACTTGAGTATCTTAAAAAATATGCGGCAGTATGAAAATCTACCGTGTTTGTACTGATTGGTGCCGAGAAAGTACTGACAAGACCATTCTCATCTGAGATTAGTATTGCTTCCCCAACCGGACCCCAACCAAAGTTCCCTACGAATGCACCAGTAGAAGTTTGAACATTAGGGACTACACCCGTCAGATCAATTTCTTTTACTGTTACCGCAGGAGAAGCAGAGGGTGTAAAAAGTGCCATAACTTTATCCTTTCGTTTTCTAATTATAAGTTAACATAATACGGTGCGAACACCGTCATTATTAACGGTAGTTTCAATACATTTATTTATAAGAATGACTATTTAAAGAAACCGCTTGACTTTTTCTGCATCTCAGTGTATAATTAACTTAGTGTTTGGGGAGGGTTGAATACTACCATTCGGTACCACCGTCAAAGGTATGCCATCCTCTATTATCATTTTCTACTTCTATATCATCTAATCCATTATCAATGAAACCAACTGGAGGTACATCGTCATCTATCTCTTTCATCTTTCTGGCAAACATCATCTCTTTTAGATTGATGTCTGTCATATCGGCAAAGAATTGAGATGTAACAAAGTATCCGAACATAACTAGATTCATCATCAAGTCATCATGGTTACCATCTGATGCTTCGTATGACTGACCTCTTGATGTGAAAGTTGATATCTCCATGATAGTATTCTCATCACGGATTTCCAACTTCTTCTCTTCCAATATATCCTTAATAGAAGAACAACCAAGTCTCTTGGTCTTCCTATTTATTTCTATGCCAATTCGGTCTGCCTTGATCGCAGATTCCATATGAAGGTTCTCATACTCTAGGTCTTGATACAGTCCATTACACACAACTGTACCTTGATCATTTGATTCAACAACAACATATGCTTCATTGTAGAAATTAGCGTACTTATATATAATATTAGGAAAGAGTAATGGAGATATAGTATTATTGCGATAGACGGCAACCTGTTTAAAAGGTCTCGTGCTAATGTCAATTACGTTAAACGTAGAATAATCCTGTCCTCTTCCTTTTGATACGTCCACACACATCACATATTCGTGATCTTTGTCTGGATTGTCATATATTAATAAGTCACCCCCTTCACGATGAGATGAAGGTTGTGATGCACGAAACCCTAATAATGTCTCGGCATTGATTAGAGTATCACCTGTCCCAAAGAAAGTATTGCCAAACTCTTGGTCAAACTGCAACTGGGAAGTATTACCTATTGTTTGTTTTTTCCATTCCTCATCTCGGCCAGGAACATCATACCAGTTCACTGTAAACGGAACGAAGTCATTTACCTTCTGTACCGCACCTTCCCATATCTTATGAAAAGTATTACCGATACCATTTGCGGTAGATGTAATAATTACCTTGGTATCTTTACCCGCAGAGATTACTGGATAGGTGGAAGTGTAAAACTCATTTGCTCTTTCAACAAACGCAAACTCGTCTAGGAATAATAAGTTGACCGACATACCACGAATAGAACTACCAGAGGTAGATGCGGCAATGATACGGGAGTTGTTACTGAATTCTATAGAACCTTTGTTGAGTGCCTTAGTTCCTGGCTGAAGGAAGAACGGAAGGTTCTCCAACATGAGTGTAATACGACCCAACATCTCCCTTGCGGTAGAACCTTTGTTCGCAAGTACGGCAATGACCTTCTCACTGTGGAAGACCGCAAACCAGAGTATGTAACCAACCGAACTGATTGATTTACCTGATTGTCTACACGCAAGTACGATAGAGAATCGGTTGTTATTGAAGTGGTCAAACATCGTCTCTTGATATGGATACAAGTTAAATGGCACTAGACCATCATCAAGAGAGATTACTTTTAGATAGTTCTTACAGAAGTATACGGGATCATTGGAACACTTGATGTATTCCTTAATCTCTTCTTCGGTAAAGTTGTGTTGAACTCCGTCTCTCTTGACATTTATATTGCCAAGATAAGTCTCATTCTTGTTCGGGGTCAACATCTATTATTTTTTCCACTTTCTCATTCTGTATTAGTCTCTGTAGGTCTGTAGTAGTTCCTACGAACAGATTGTTGGTGGTATTACCAACTTGTTTTGGTTCATCTGTCTGCTTGATTTCTTTATGCTTCTTATTCAAGTCCATCAGTTTGTCGGTGACATCTGCCATGTTCTTCATCATACCAGATAAGACCTCAAAGGCACGGGGGTGTTCACTCTCTCGTGCGACTTCAATCATCAAATCCATACTCTCCCTGCCCTTCTCAATTATGTCGTGATAGGTATCACGGGAGGTGGTGTAGTCATCTCTGATATTTTTATCATTACTATTATCACTCATTATGCACTATCCAAGTCAATGGTGGTAAATCCGTAGTCACTATCTGCCGTGACGCTACTCGGATTTGGTGTAATCTTCTGTGTCTTGAGATAGACATCACTATCTGCCAACCCAGTTTCTTGTAAAAAGAAGTTGTTTCGCACATCACGGATAATACTACCCGTACCTTCGGGACCATATAATGATATTTTCATCTCAAAGTCTAATGTATATATGATTGTCCTACGTTGTTCAACTGCACCATCATAGTCATCCGAGAAGGTTATACCAGACAAAGAAATCGGAACATCTTCGGTCAGACTTGGTATATCAGAGAAAGGTTTGATTGTCGCAGTGTACTGTGGTGCAAAATACGGAAGAACCTGTTCTACGATCTGTAGTGCATCATCCTGTGACTTCGCATAGATATTCAACTGAAACGATACTGTATACGGAGTAGACGTGTAAATCTTCTGTCGTTTGGTTATCTCGTTACTTGCCTTGGAGATTTTGTTTACCTTGGGTAACTGTCGGGTTGGGTCATACTGCATGTTCGTAATCTCAAACGACATACGAGGCAACTTGATTGCCACCCTACGTTCGGCATCCTCACCCTTAGACATCTCTTCTAGTCGGGAGATGAAGTTTCTCTTGGGTGCATATGACAGAGGAACTTTAACCTGAGAAATGGTCTCTCCCGCATTATTGTGACGGAGGACATGCAAGTTGTTGAACAGTGACCCGAATACGGACACCGCAGTTCTTATTCTCTTATGATAAAACCAAGTTCCAAACATTATAAATCCCCAAACGGATTGGACTCTGAGAAGTCAAGGAAGTCTGCTTCAAAGTCATTAAATATCTTATTCTGTGAGTCTTTCTGAATCTCTTGTAGTTCTGATACTAGTGTGGGTGTGGATACCCTACCAGAACTCCCCCCGTAAATAGCAGTATTTGTTGTAAAGGTATGGAATTTACCATCGGTAGCACCTGCGTGTGCAATTTGCAATGTCAGTGTATCAACATCCCATTTGGTAATTTCACCTTTCATAGTGTAAGTATCAAACCCTTGGGTAACTGTCTCACCGACTATCCAAGGTTTGCCATTTGTTCCTGCGAGGTTACTCAACACACCACCAGAGTCTAGTGTCAATGAATACTGATATGCTCCCTCACTTTCAACAGTATCTATATCTGTAATGTCGGTATCAAAGTCTTCATCATTATATTCAAACAATTCACACTGCATACGGAACGTGGGTAGGTTACTCATCGCATAGAACGGTGTCTCGGTCTCTACCTTACGAATCTCAAATATAGACTGAGATAGTGTTAGATAAATCAGGTCACCCTCGCGAGGACGGAAGTTGTTTTCAGAGAGACGATTACCTACAAGTTGTTTCCATCTTTTTCTTGAAACAATAAAGTTTGCTTGATCGCGTAGTTCAATACCAAATTTAGTGAATAGGTCTCCCTCACCGTCAAATGCTTCGGTATTCTCAATGTACATCTCTACCTTATAGGCAGAACCAAATCGTGAAGGTACGTCATCAAGAAAGATGGTGTCTTTATTGACAATCTCACGAGGGAGGTAATATACATCCTGTCCATACATCTTGAGTGCTTCAATTATGATATCCTCATAGACGTTTTGTTCAGAACGAACACCTTGTTTGAAGTATGGGTTCGTTGCCATTATGTTATCCTACAAAGAAGTCTGGTGGGGTGTCATACTCATTATATATTCTTTGTCTAACTGACTCAATTTCTTGTTTTGCGTCTTCTAGTATCTGTCTACCATTTAACTGTACACCGCCAGGAAGTACCATCCCTTCAAACTTAATAAGGTTCTGACCCCATTGTTCTTTGATAAGTGCAGTAGCATATTCTTTCAGAAACATATTGTCGTAGATTTTACCATTCGCGTTTGCGTCAAGTGCAAGAAAAAGTTCAATCATAATCTTGTCACCAACTTTTAGGTCACCCTCTGCACCTGCGATATCACCCCAAATATTAAGTGTGTTACCTGCTCTGATGAACTGAATCTGTGGGTGTCCAGTTAGTTTCATATCAATAAGTGATAGATGTTGTTGCATTTGTTCATAGTAGGCAATACCAGAACCTGAGTTCTGCAAATCCCACATATCATTGAGACGCATCTGGTATTTGACATCCATAAAGTTTGCACTACCAGTGGTGTCATTGATAGGAAGGACACGGACAACACTTAGTATATTATCTGGATTTGAAATAACACTGGTATCTAAATCAAAGTCAATAAATCCTCGGTCAATCATTGCTTGTGTGATAGTCATACCCGCATAAACTTTGGTACTACCTTCACCAATATATTCGTTAAATAATTGTACCGCATCGTTCACACGATCTTCTAGTTGTTCGTCATCCACATTTATTTCAATCACAGGATGACCTAATCTTCTTAGACAATAATCTAGAAATTTAGACCTGCTTGTTATTCTACTATAGTTTGACATACTATCTATTTATCCTTAGTTTAACAACGTGCCTGAGTTGTTATATACATTAATTCTGTAGTGTGTACCTTCTTGACCATCAAGTAAGTCTGCGTTCAGACCAGAACTATTAGTGTCCACAGTCTTCAATAGGGTTAGTATTTCGGATGCAGTTTGGTCTGCGGTTGCATTTGATTCAACACCATCAAGTTTTGTACCATCTGCCGCAACATCACGACCATCAATTGTACCATTGGTGGTAATATTTCCACCGACAAACAGTCCTGTACTATTGATTAATGATAAGTCAGTGGATGATAGTCTCGCAACTGCGGTGGTAGCACCTGCTTTAATCACCTGAAATTCTACAGCACCATCTTCTGAACCATCGGTCTTGTCAATAATCTTACCCGCAACCGAGGCATAAACTACATCTTCATCGGATGGGTTCTTACCCTTAAACTTCATTTGTCCAAGGAAATCGTCATCAGCAGGACTTGCGGAGTTTCTCGTGAATGTCATAGTTGGAGAAGCAGATGAACCCCCACCAGTTCCCACAAGATTAATAAGTGCCGCAGTACTAGCAGTATTAAGTGTCATCGTACCACTAGAGAGGTTTATATTACCATTACCAGTGATGTTATTATTATTGAGATCAAGGTTACCACCCAACTGAGGTGTTGTATCTGCAACAAGACTTGTGTTGATCGCAACTGAACCCGCACTATCTACGAAACCATTTGCATCAACTGTTAGTACAGGAATTGCAGTAGTGGAACCATATGTTCCTGCGGTTACTGTAGTTTGTGCGTCACGGTTGACTTCACCAGTGAATGTACCACCCGCAAAGTTACCACTCGCGTCTCGTGTAATGATTGCCGACCCAGTGTTTGCGGCAGTAGCAGTAGTCGCAGAGTTGTTTACCTTACCCGCAGTACTAATGGTTGCGAGTTTGGTATCCGCAATTGCGGCATCTGACTTGATGTCTGCGTTAATGATTGTATCCGCAGTAATTGCGGCACTGAGTGTTACTGCCCCAGTACCATCAAAGGATACATTGGACGCAGTCACATCACCAGATATAGAGAAGTTCTGTCCAGAAGCAAGTGCTGTCGCAGTAGAGGCATTACCTGTTACCGCACCAGTCAGATCACCTTCAAAGTTACTCGCAACCAGAGTCGCAAGACTGAACGAACCATCCGCAGTGTTAATTGTTCCGGTCGGAGTTGAGTCATACTCGTCAACCAGTTTCCATTTCTCATCAGTGGTATCAAAGAATATACCCATGTGAGTATATCCGACACCACTTGTACCAGTGTTTCGGTTAGTGAAGAAACCAGTATCAACATTAACAGGTGCGGCAGTACCAGACCATCTGTCTCCAGAATCGTGACCAGTAGTCGCACCAAACTCTACCGAAATGTTAT